AATTATCACGCAAAATCAAACGAGGTAGCAGATGAAGGGAAAATGTGAAGAGGTTGTAATAGACCGTTATTTAAGAGGTAATATTAGCAATGAGTTTAAGGATGAGCTTTTGTGGGTAATTAACCTACGGCGTGATAACGGTCAATATTTGGAAGTCTTATTTAGATTGTTAGAAGACGAAAGCTTGGAAAAGCTTAAGGTTCTTGCGACTATAGTAGAGATGGTAAAAAAACAAATGATTGCGGGCAGCAGAGACATTCCGCTAAAAAACCCGAAAAAGTTTGTAAACAAGTTGCTAGAGGAGTTGGAACATGAGCTATCTGAGTAATCATGAAACTATAACATGGCAGGCGGCGAGCATTAAGTTATCGCAGTTAAAAGAATATACCCATAACCCGAGAAAAATAACGAAGGAAATGCTGGATAAGTTAGCGTCTCATATAAAAGAGGATGGGTATCATCAAAGAATAATAGTAGATAACGATTACACCATTATCGGCGGCCACCAGCGTAAAAAGGCTTTATATATGGCAGGTTACGATGATGAGACTGAAATTGAAGTGTTAATACCGACTAGGAAACTAACAACCGCCGAAATAGACAGGTTAAACATTAGAGATAATCTAGCGTTCGGGGAATATGATTTTGCTGTGCTAACGGAGCGATTTGATCTGGAGGAGTTAGTATCATTTGGTATGGATGAGGAAATGCTGATGCCTATATTTGATAAAGCCATATTAGAAGAAATAGGGGCGGAAGAGAAAATAGAACTCCCAGCAGAAGCTACATCTAAGCTTGGTGATATTTACCTGCTTGGGTCTCATCGTTTAATGTGCGGAGATAGTACTAACCCCCGGCATGTTGAAAAACTAATGGATGGAGCAAATCCGATTTTGATGGTAACTGATCCGCCGTATGGTGTGGAGTATGATCCTAAGTGGCGGGAGGGAGTTGATCTTCAAGTAGGCAAGCGTTCTAAAGGTAAAGTTTTAAATGATGACAAATATGACTGGTCTGATGCTTATGGGTTATTTACCGGTGATGTAGCTTATGTCTGGCATAGCTCAAAGTATACTCATAAATTTGCTGAAAATATAGAAAGTAGCGGTTTTGAATTGATTTGTCTGATTATTTGGACAAAGCAGCAGTTTGCATTAAGTCGGGGTGATTATCATCATCAGCATGAGCCTTTATGGTACGGCGTACGGAAAGGGAAGAAGCATAACTGGCAGGGCAAACGTGATCAATCTACCGTATGGGAAATTACAAATAATAATCCATTTGGTAATAGTTCTCATAATATAGAAGAAACGTGGGGACACGGCACACAAAAACCGATGGAGTGCATGCTTCGGCCTATACTTAATAACTCCGCGCAAGGCCAGAGTGTATATGATCCGTTTGGCGGTAGCGGTACTACGTTAATTGCCTGCGAGCGGTCAAAGCGCAACTGTTACATGATGGAATTATCTCCAGTTTATGTTGATGTTGTAATAAAGAGGTGGGAAAAAGAAACCGGATTAAAAGCGGTACTGGAAGGTGGCAAGTAAAGTTTTATTAGAAGAGGAAAAAAATCTAGGAGGACGTCCTCCTATTATGCTTACCGATGAACAAAAAAATATGGTACAGCAGATGGCTAAGGTTTCAACCGTACAACAAATAGCTGATTATCTCGGTATACACAGAACTACCTTTTTTGACATTTTAAACAGAGACCATGAGGTTTCCCTACTCTATAAAAAAGGAAGAGTAGAAGGGCATTATTTTGTAGCAGGACACTTGATGAAAAAAATTAAAGGGGGCGATACTACTGCCATGATTTTTTATCTTAAAACTCAATCTAGATGGAAAGAACCTACGGAAGAGCCGCAAGAAAAACCGGTAAAAATAGAAACTCCTGAAGAGAAAGCCGAAAAGCTAAGAGAGGACAGACTATATATGGAATGGAGAAGCCAGCGTTTAAAACAAGAAGAGAAAGAAAATATAAAATGAATCATATTAGACGCGCAGAATCTTATCTTTATGAATTTTTCAAGCAATCCTGGCATGTTCTGGAGGGAGGAACCCAGTATGTCCATGAGTGGTATTTAGAAGAAATAGCTAAAAGTTTACAGGATTGTTTAGAAGGAAAAATTAAAAGTTTATTAATAAATCTACCGCCTCGCAAAGGAAAAACTAATTTAATATCGATAGCATTTCCTGCGTGGGTATGGATTAACTACCCCGAAAAGAAGTTTATCTGTGCTTCTTATTCTAATTCACTTGCCTTAAAGATAGCCGATAAAAGCCGCTTACTTATTGAAAGCAACTGGTATCAGGAGAGATGGGGAGATAGATTTAAATTACGGAAAGACCAAAATTCCAAGAGCTATTTTGTTAATGATAAGACGGGATATAGAATTTCAACGAGTGCGGGTTCTTTTATTACCGGATCAGGAGGGGATATACAAATTACCGACGATCCTAACGACCCGAGCGGTGAATCGGAAGCAAGACTTGAAGCGGTAAATACATGGTGGTCTCAAAAATGGTTCAATAGGGTTAATGACGGGCGAACGGCCGTAAGGATTGTCGTACAACAAAGGTCTCAAAGTGAGAATGATATATCAGGTAATATTATAAAGAACGACGTAGATAACCGATGGTTAAAATATATTCTGCCTATGGAATATGAGCGCGGCGTTAAATCTGATTTTAATGACGCCCGAACAGAAGAAGGGCAGTTGCTTAGTAACAGAGATACCGCTGAAGTAGTAAAACAGATTAAGAGAGAAATGGGCTCTTACGGGTATGCAGCGCAGTATCAACAAAGACCTGCTCCTATGGAAGGAGGAATAATTAAAAAACACTGGTTTAGACTTTATCCTTACGAATTACCGCAGCTAGAATATATTCTGCAATCATGGGATACGGCATTAACTGCTAAAGATGAGTCCAGTTATTCTGCCTGTACTACGTGGGGAGTATTTAAGGATAATTACGATAATGAAAATGTAATACTGCTTTCAAGCTGGCGGGATAGACTGGAATATCCTGATCTTAGGGAAAGGATGAAGAGACTCGCAAATGATTATAGGGATACCGGTGTTACTCCTATGTCTTTTAATTCAAGATACAGTCCTGATTTAATAGTAGTGGAAGCTAAAGCTTCGGGTGATCCTCTTATGTCCGAGCTTAAGAGAGCGGGCATATATGCCCGCCCTTTTATTCCAAATAAATACGGCGATAAATTGCAGAGAGTAAGGTTAATCAGTAGCTTAATTGAAAGTGGAATTGTCTGGATACCTACTAGGAAGAATGATGTATCTAAACCTGCTGATTTTGCCGATGAGTTTATAACAAGTGTTAGTTATTTTCCAAATATTAGTTCAAGGGATTTTGTCGATACGATGACCCAGGCATTAATAACGCTTAGGGACGGTAATCATATTTCCCATCCTAAAGACTACGTAGAGCCGGAAGAATATCAAGAAACAATAAGGGTATATTAAATGAAAAGAAGAAACAAAATAGAATTACCGGATATGTTTGACTCAATGGAATTGATCCAGGATATGGATAATGCCGAGATTAATAAGGTTGAAGACTTAGAAGACGGCTCATCCGTTTATGAGATAGGTGCTCCCAAGGAAGATAACCTTAACAATGATAAGTTTGATGCAAACCTTGCTCTGACGATGAAAGAGGAAACGCTGGAGAAAATATCGACTTATATTTTAGATGCTATTGATGACGATATTAAAGTAAGGCAACCATGGCTTGATATACATAACAGGGTTAAAAAATATCTAGGACATAATCTTGAGGACTTGGAGAAGCAACCTTTTGATCAGGCATGTAGAACATTTGATACTACACTTAGTACGGCATTAATTCGTTTTTGTGCTACCTCTAGAGCGGAATTATTACCAGATAGCGGTCCGTGCGGTGCTAAGATATTCGGACAAGACAGTGAAGAACTTGAAGAAATAGGAAAGGTAAGGAGTCAGTGGCTTAATTATTTCTTAACCATAAAAGATTCGGCTTATTATAAAGACTTTGAAAGGTCTTTATATTATATAGGTTTTTATGGGACTATTATTAAAAAGGTTTATTACGACGATATTTTAAAACAACCTATATCCAGATTTATTGTCC